GAAGCACGCGCTCAACTATCGGGACTGACACCGGAGGAACTAGAGTTCGGAGAACTCGGAATGGGAATCGAAGTCGAATCTGAATGAAAAGGAATGAGCAGACATAGAGCAAATTGATATTCGCATTAACGGTCGCGCTGACTTCAAGCAAGCACAGCGTGAACTGAAGGCGTTTCAGGCCAGCCTGACGCAACTTCAGACGACCCTAGTTCAGAATGCGAATGCAACTGGTGGTACCCGAGGTTATCAGGATCAACTTTCAGCACTCCATGAAGTCCGTCAGGGCTTTGTGGGAACTGCTGCTGCCATGGATCAGTACCGTCTCCGTCAGGGACAGGTACTTTCCGCGCAGGACGCGTGGCAGAAGAAGATCATGGATGGAAAGGCAACTTTCCGTGACCTCATCAATAACCACAAGATGCTCGGTACTGTTCTCCGTGACCAGATCGCTCTACAGCGATCAATGGGTGTTTCTTGGACACAGAGTTCCAAGACTGGCAAGTTCTCTGTCGATGCTCTAATTCCGCAGAACCTACCAAGAGACCTAAAGACGCTCCGCGCCGAACTAGGATTGTTCAGCAACGTTATGACCGTTGCCTCGGACAACATGGTCAAGTGGGGTAAGAATACGCAGTGGGCCGGTCGTCAGTTGATGGTCGGTTTTACTGTACCTATGGGCATTGCTGCTGCCGCTACAGGCAAGATGGCTTACGACCTTGACAAGTCTCTAACACAGGTTGTCAAGGTTTATGGTGATGCCACGCAGGAAATCCAGCAGGCTGCGGACAGCGTTCGCTCAACCGCCATGGCAACTGCTGAGGCTGCTGCCCGTATCTACGGCCAGTCAGCAGATACCACTTTGAAGATCATGGCTGATCTTGCTGCATCCGGTAAGTCTGGAAATGAACTTCAGCAGGCTACCATGCAGACCACTCGCGCTGCAATCCTTGGTGAACTGGATTGGCAGTCTGCCGTTAAGGCAACAATCTCCATGCAGGAAGTCTATCAGGCTGGGCAGAAGGAGATTGGTGAAAACTGGAACTACATCAACGCGATGGAGAACCAGACCGTTCTGAGCGCACAGGACTTCGTTACCGCAATCCCTAAGGTTGCCGGTGTTATGAACGAACTTGGTGCTGACTTGAAGCAGACCGGATCACTTCTAACCGCATTCAAGGCTGCCGGTATCGATGCAGCCGAGGGTGCTAACGCTCTAAAGTCCATCAACTTCCGCCTTGTCGCTACATACGGTAAGGGTCTAGAGACATTCAAGCAGAAGACCGGACAGGACTTGCGTGCAATTATCGATGAAACCAACGGTGAGACCATTCCCTCTTTGCAGAAGTTCGCAGCCGCTCTGGAAGATTTGAGCGCACCGGACAAGGTTGCCGTTACACGAGACGTGTTCGGTATCTATCAGGGTTCCAAGGGTTTGATGCTTCTAGAGCAGATGATTCAGAAGACCGACCAGTGGCAGCAGGCGCTTGATGTTGCAAACAACACCGCGCTAGAGAATGCTGCTATCGCCCAGCAGGAGTTGGACCGTCAGAATGATCAGCCATTCAAGAAGTTGGACAAGGCTGTTGAGTCTCTGAAGTTGAACCTAGCCCAGTTGGGTCAGGTGTTCCTAGAGCCTGCCGCAATGCTACTTGGCGTTGTTGGTAAGTTGGTTGACGGATTCAACAACATGAACCCGGCAGTGAAGACAGTTCTGGCAATTGGTGCTGGTCTGGTCGCGCTCGCTGGTCCTATGGTGATGCTTGCAGGTCTAGGTGCCAACCTAGCCGGTAACGTCATGAAGGGCGTATTCAGTCTTATCCAGATGCGTACTGGATTCAAGATGATGACTGTCGAGGAACGCATGCAACAGATTGTGTCATCCAAGATGACCAATGCATGGGACACTCAGACGGTTGCCGCCGCCGCTCTGACTACTCAGGTACAGCACCTGACGACCGCTCTAAATGCCTCAGTGATGGCACAGGGTGGTGCAGCCGCTGCTGCAATGAAGAACGCGTCACGTCCGCAGTTGCCTAATGGTGTGAAGTATGATACTGCCGGTAGGACTCGTTGGGAATCTGGAAATGAGTACAACCGCCCGGGTGGACAATTCGCAAGCGCCGCTCAGGTAGAGGCTGCTCGTCGTCTTCAAGACATGCAGGAGCGTGCACAGGCTGCTGAGGCCAAGATGCAGAAGTTGGCCGGTACGATGACGATGGTCGCAACGACTGCCGGTGTGCTAGGAAGCGCATTTGGCATGAATAGCGGTTTGACAGGACGCCTTGTTGAACTGATGAACGTTGTCGGTATCTTCGGTATCATGTTCCCAGCCGCAATGACCAAGGTAGTAACAAAGGTCAGCGGTGTTATGGCTGCACTTGGAACGAGAATGCTTTCAACATTCGGTGTCGGTCAGGCCGGTGCCGGTAGACTCATGGGTGCTTTGACAAAGGCTGGTCCTATCATTGCCGGTGTGGCAATTGCTGGATTCGCTGTATGGTCACACTTCAATGATCAGATCGAAGAGTCTGTAAAGAAGGTCGAGCGCTTCAACGACTATGCAAAGAGCATGGCCGACATTCTTGGTTACTCTTACACACCTTCTGCAAAGATGGGTGACAAGGGGCCACAGAATGGAATGGAGGCTACCCTAGTCCTTGTCGAGAAGTTGAAGAAGGAAAACAACGAGGCTTTCCAGCAGTTCGCAAGCATGGACAAGGAAGGCGTGAAGGTCGGTGAGAAGTGGGCTTTGGCTATCAGCGCTGGTCTTCGTGCAAAGATGCATGGTGCAGACCCTGCCTCCGTAGAGAACACTGTTCGTGTTGCAATGTCTGCAATGGGCGAGCAGTTCAATGACGCTGACTGGAAGTTGAACTTTGATCTAGAGGCTAACTTCGATGATGCCACTGCAATGCTGAAGTTGAAGGCAAAGGAGTGGAAGCAGATCATCGATGATGCTCTGAGGGACAATGGTGCAAACTGGATGGAGGCAGCCTTTAACGACGGTGACCTCTCTGCTGGTTCTGCAAAGAAGGTCGCTCAGGCTGGTCAGGACTTCTGGGACATGTATCTTACCGCTGACCCGATGAAGCGTAAGCAGTTGCTGATGGATGTGGCACAGGAAAACGACAAGTTCATCAATGATGCTTACAAGAAGATGACGAGTAATGCAAGCGATGCTGAGGTTCTGCGTAGCCGTGGAATCAACAATGCCCATGACCTTTCCCGTGCAATCGGTGAAGGAAGACTATCATCATCCGACCTAAGCACATATGGCGCAGAGTCATTCCAAGACCTACAGAAGCGCAATGACTTCCTGAACAACTTCGCTCAGCAGGCCGCCCGCGCTGGTGGAGTTGCCGAAGAGAATATTCCAAAGATCGCTACATTCTTTGACCTGTTTCAGCAGGGCAAGTTCATTGACCTATTCGGTGATGCTCCAAAGAAGACAGAGAACTTCACGGATGGTCTTGCTGGACTGTATGATGGAATGTCCGGTGTGGGCAAGTCAACCTCAAAGGTCTACGGAGCAATGGATTACTTCCGTCAGGCAGCCGGTGGCGCAGCAGTTGACTCTGAGGTGTTCACCCAGAAGTTGCAGGACTTGGGCTATCAGGCCGGTATCACATATGACGAAGTTGCAAACTCATTCAAGGGCATCATGACTGCTACCCAGAGTGCAATGTTCGAAACCTCTGGCCGTCTGTTCTCAGAATTCCAGCAGAGCCAGATGGATGGATACCAGAAGTGGGCTCAGGATCAGTTGGACGCTCTTGACAAGAAGTCCGAGGCAAATGACGCAAAGTTCGAACGTCGTCAGCGTGCTCAGGAGGCTCGTCAGGAGAAGGAGAAGCGTGCATTCGACAAGCGTTGGGATGACCGCAAGAAGCGTGAAGAGGACGCTTACGACGCTCGCATTTCCAAGATCGATGAGGCAATCAAGGCTGAGCAGAAGGCCGAGGACATTCGTCAGAAGATTTTCGAAGCCGAGCAGACTCGTATCCAGCGTCTATCACAGATGTTCTCACAGAACATCGATATCAATGCAGCAATCAACTCTGGACAGTTGGACGAAGCCGCTAAGTTGCAGGCAGCCGGTGCTGCTCAGGAACTTCAGTGGAACCTTGACGACTCCGCAGCAAATGCAGGCTCTGCATCGGCACAGCGCGTAGACGACCTGAATAAGCAGAAGGATTCGATCGAGAAGCAGAAGACTGCTCGTATGGACATGCTTGACCAGATCAAGGAACGCGAGAAGCAGGACATGGACGACCGTCAGAAGCGTGAGGATCAGGCTCTGAAGGATGAAGAGGCTCGCTCAAAGAAGCGTATCGAAAATCAGAAGAAGGAGCAGGCTGCTAGCAACAAGGCTTACATTGATCGTAAGCAGCGTGAGCAGGAGGCTGACCGTCGTGAAGCAGAAACAAAGTTGGCAATTCTTCGCGCCTATCTACCAAAGAATGCAGCCGAGGCGGAGAAGCAGCGTGCCGCAATTGAGGCCATCTACAAGAAGTACGGACTGAAGTTGACTGCCTATGGAAAGGAATGGTCTGGCATTGTCGGGTCATCACTTACTACCGCTGTGCAGACCGAGGGTAACCGTTTGAAGAGTGTTGTCAACTGGGCATCTGTTGGTTCTGACATTGCAAACGCAATGATCAAGGGTGCATTCAACATGACCCCTCAGGAGTTTGCAAAGTTCATCAACGGTGGCACTGCGCCAGATAACTCACTGTTCGGAAGCAACCCACAGTCTGGACTTGCAAAGACGCCACCGCGTAAGAAGACCTCCACCTACGGTGGCCGTCTGAATGACCCGAACGACCGGGCCTACCACATCGGTGGTGTCGTGTCTCACGGTAATTCTCCGGGCCGTGTGGGACGTTCTGGTGGACGTACCGCTGGTGAGGTGGACACGCGTCTTCTAGTTGGCGAGGGTGTTGTCAACCGCGAGGCAATGCGCATGATCGGTAAGGCCGGTCTGGACAACATCAACAACAAGAAGTTCGGCAAGGGTGGAAGCCTTGGAATGGGATCACTGCCTGCTGTCATGGGCGTTGCTGCTGCAAAGCCTTTGATTCAGGGGACGCTTCGGGCTGCCTACAATGCACGTACGGGAGCAGCAAACAAGTTCGGTAAGAATGTTGGTGTCGCCCCCGACATTGCTTCTATCGCAAGCAACGCATTCTCTGCTGGTGTCTCTGTGGCATACAAGTCTGGAAAGGTTGTCTACCTAGGACACGGTGGATACCCCGGCGGTGGTAACTTCTCTGGAAACGTGAAGCCTATCAATGGTCCTGTTACTTCTGGATTCGGTCCACGTAACTTCCTTGGCATGTCCTTCCACAATGGTATCGACCTTGGTGCAGCCAGCGGAACCCCAATTAGGGCTTCTCAGGGTGGACGCGTTATCTACACCGGATGGGACAACACTGGTTACGGTAACTACACTGAGATTCAGTCATCTGATGGCTCCATGTATGGATATGGTCACCAGTCAAGCATCGGCGTTCGCGCCGGTATGAAGGTGGCCACTGGTCAGATGATCGGTCGTGTCGGTTCAACTGGTAAGTCGTCCGGTCCTCACCTTCACTTCCAGATCGGTAGAAATGGTCAGTGGTTCAACCCTAAGACCGTTATGCCTCAGTTGAAGACTGGTGGATTCACGATGAACGAGGGCCTTGCTAACCTACATCCAAATGAGACCGTATTGACCGCTCCTTTGACAGAGCAGTTCAAGCAGGGTGTGCAAAACTTTGCAGAATCGGGCAATAGCCACTATACTGTTACTATCGACATGACCGGCGCACAGATCAATTCAGATATTGATTGGGAGACCGGAGTCGAGAATGCCCTTCGCAAGATCGACAGAAGGCGCGGCGTAAATAGAAAGGTGGGTGGCTGATGCCATCAATGGTTTTGCCTAAGGGCTCAATTATGAAGTTCAACGGTACCGATTTGTCCGAGCACAATCGTGGAGAAGTCAAGGTAGACGTAAAGCGCATTGAGAACTCAAAGCGTATGCACAATGGTACGATGAGAAAGGTCGTTATTGCTGACAAGTTGCAGTGGTCTGTATCTTGGGATGGCATTCCTGACCTAGACGCAAAGACTGTTGATGGTAAGATGGGCGGCAAGTCCATGGAAGATTTCTACATGGCCAACCCCGGCGTATTCACCCTTGTGGTGGTAAACTCTGGAACCCCAAAGACATACAACGCAGTCATCACTGACTTCTCAAAGAGCATTCAGAAGCGTGGAACTGCTGAACTGTGGACCATTGACATGACAATCGAGGAAGCATAATTTGAAGACGGTAACAACGGCGACAAGCAATGAACTGAAGCAGTCATATGACGTAAACACTACAGC